GAATACAATCGGAGAAAGACGCACTTGATGCGATTGATAAGGGGGTGAGTCGTACAGATACTAAACAAGGTTTTGCAGAGAGAAGGTCTAAATAATGCATTGTATCGGGTGGTTGAAGACCATATTCCGAAAAACGTTGTCTCTAATAAAAACAGAGTCAAGTCGTGGGAGTATGGCTATGATGACCAATACGATATAGTTGTCATATCCAAGAGTGGTCAGATAGGTCAGATAGTTGAGATAAGTGGACTAAAGATTGCTTTACCTCTAGCACCAACAAAGTGTTTTCAAAGACACTTATCTCCATTAGAGCAGTATTGGGAAAGACAAGAACTGCCAAAAGACTTACAAAAAATACCTACCATATTTCAATGGAACAATAAACCTAAAGAGTTCAAGGACAAATGGGTTGATTATATCGAGCAAGAGTTTGACTTTCGTGAGCAAGGCTTTTGGTTCAAGAACAATGGAGTGCCTACTTACATAACCGGTTCTCATTATATGTACTTGCAATGGTCAAGTATTGACATTGGTTATCCTGACTTCCGTGAGGCTAACAGAATCTATTGGATTTTTTGGGAAGCGTGTAAAGCTGACAATCGTTCCTTTGGTATGATATACCTAAAGATTAGACGTTCGGGTTTCTCGTTTATGTCAGCATCTGAGTGCGTTAACATTGGTACGCTTGCTCGTGATGCTCGTGTGGGTATCTTGTCTAAGACCGGAGGGGATGCTAAGAAGATGTTTACTGATAAGGTTGTACCTATCAATGTAAGACTTCCGTTCTTCTTTAAACCGGTAATGGATGGTATGGATAAACCAAAGACTGAGTTAGCCTTTAGAGTTCCTGCGTCAAAGATTACAAAGAAGAATATGTATGAATCTGATAATGATATAATAGAGGGATTAGATACATCAATAGACTGGAAGAACACAGAAGATAACTCCTATGATGGGGAAAAGCTTTTATTCTTAGCTCACGATGAGTCCGGTAAATGGACTAAACCAAATAATATTAAAGAGAACTGGCGCGTAACTAAAACCTGTCTTAGGTTGGGTTCTAAGATTATTGGAAAGTGTATGATGGGCTCAACACCTAATGCGTTAGCCAAGGGTGGAGCTAACTATAAGAAAATGTACGAGGACTCTAACGTAAAGACTCGTAATGCCAATGGTCAAACTAAGTCAGGTATGTACTCTCTGTATATTCCAATGGAATGGAATTTTGAGGGGTACATCGATAGGTTTGGAATGCCAGTGTTCAGAAAGCCAACGAAATCAGTGGTTGGAATTGATGGTCAAGCTATACATAACGGTGCTATTGATTACTGGGAAAATGAGGTTGCTTCATTAAAGAATGATGCAGATGCTCTTAATGAGTTTTACAGACAGTTTTCAAGAACAGAGTCTCATGCCTTTAGAGATGAGAGTAAGGCGTCAATATTTAACTTAACAAAAATCTATCAGCAAATCGACTATAATGACTCTTTAATTAAAGATAGAGTACTTACACGAGGTTCATTTAGTTGGTTGAACGGAGAGAAAGATACTAAGGTAGTTTGGACTCCAGACCCAAGAGGTAGATTTAACGTGTCTTGGATTCCAGAGAAAGATTTGCAGAACAGAGTTACGTATAAAAACGGAATGAAATATCCAGGTAATGACCATATTGGAGCATTCGGATGTGACCCTTATGATATATCTGGAACAGTTGGCGGTGGAGGTTCAAATGGTTCACTACACGGGCTTACTAAATTCAATATGGATAATGCTCCAAGTAATCAATTCTTTTTAGAGTACATTGCAAGACCACAAACAGCAGAGATATTCTTTGAAGAGGTTTTAATGGCGTGTGTTTTTTATGGTATGCCAATATTAGTAGAAAATAACAAACCAAGACTACTATATCATTTAAAGAATAGAGGGTATAGAGGATTTTCTATTAACAGACCAGATAAGCACTATAACAACCTTTCTAAGACAGAGAAAGAGCTTGGAGGTATTCCTAACTCTTCTGAAGATGTTAAGCAGTCTCACGCTGCTGCAATTGAGTCGTATATTGAAAAATATGTTGGATTAGATTTAGAAGGCACGTATAGAGATAATGACGAGATGGGTTCAATGTATTTTACACGTACTATCGAGGAGTGGGCAAAATTTGATATTAATAACAGAACGAAATTTGATGCTGCAATTAGTTCGGGATTAGCTATAATGGCTAACCAAAAAAATACGTATATGCAAGTTAAAAAAGAATCGAAAATAATCTTTAACTTTGCAAAGTACAATAATCACGGAACACGTAGCGAAATAATAAGATAAATGAAGGATGTAAAAATAAATGTATCTCAAGTAAATTTTCCAAATCAATTTGCAACTGATAAAGAAAAGGAATCTATTGAGTACGGATTACAAGTTGGAAACTCTATATTATACGAGTGGTTTAATAAAGACAGTCAAGGATGTAGGTTTTATGACCAACGTGCAAACTTTCATAAATTACGACTATATGCTCGTGGCGAACAATCAGTTGGTAAATATAAAGATGAAATATCGGTTGATGGTGATTTAAGTCACTTAAATTTAGATTGGACTCCAGTACCTATTATACCAAAGTTTATTGATATTGTAGTTAACGGAATGACTGATAGAATGTTTAAGGTTAAGGCTTATGCTCAAGATGCTATGTCTACCGATAAACGAAATAGATTTCAACAGTCAGTTCAGACCGATATGGCTGCTAAAGATTTACTACTTCAAGTAAAGGACCAGTTTGGTATTGATGCATTTGATACTCCGCCAGGGGAATTACCAGAAACAGATGATGAATTATCATTGTTTATGCAGATTAATTACAAACCAGCGATTGAAATAGCTGAGGAACAAGCAATTAACACTATTTTTGACGATAATAAATACAATGATATTCGTAAGAGTATTGATTTAGATATAGCTACAATTGGTGTAGGAATGGCTAAACACATGTTCTTAGCTGGTGATGGAGTAAGAATTGAATATGTAGACCCTGCCAATGTAATTTATAGTTATACAGAAAATCCATACTTTAAAGATTGTTTTTATTGGGGCGAAGTTAAAACAGTTCATACAACTGAATTAATGAAAATTGACCCAACATTAACGTTAGACCAATTAGCTGAAATATCTAAATATGGTCAAGCGTGGAATAGTCAATACGGATTATCACAATTAAACAATAGTATGTTTAGTAGAGATTCTGCTACGTTACTTTATTTTAATTACAAGACTACAAAGAGAATTGTATATAAGAAAAAGAAATTAGATAACGGTACTGAGAAAATGATACCTAAAGACGATAGCTTTAATCCTCCACAAGAAATGATGGACGAAGGTAATTTCGAGAAGGTTGAAAAAGTTATTGATGTTTGGTACGATGGAATTATGGTTGCTGGTACGAATATTGTACTTAAATGGGAGTTAGCTAAAAATATGGTACGTCCTAAGTCAGCTACTCAACATGCAATACCGAACTATGTAGCAGTTGCTCCAAGAATGTATAAAGGAGCTATCGAGTCATTAGTTAAAAGAATGATTCCATTTGCTGATTTAATTCAGATTATTCACCTTAAAATGCAACAAGTATTAGCTAAAGTAGTGCCTGATGGGGTGTTTATCGATGCTGATGGTATAAACGAGGTTGATTTAGGTACTGGAGCAGCTTACAATCCCGAAGATGCATTAAGATTATATTTCCAAACAGGTAGTGTTATTGGTAGAAGCTATACTGGTGATGGTGAATTTAACAATGCAAGAGTTCCGATTTCTGAATTAGGTACTAATAGTGGTCAAGCAAAACTACAAAGTTTAATCGGAAGTTACAATCATTATATGGGAATGATTAGAGATGTCACTGGTCTTAATGAGGCTCGTGACGGTTCTACTCCAAACCCCGATGCTTTGGTAGGTGTTCAGAAATTAGCAGCGTTAAATTCAAACACAGCTACAAGGCATATTTTAGAGTCTAGTTTATATGTTACTCGTTCATTATCTGAAGCTATATCTTATAGAGTTGCAGATATTTTAGAATATTCTGACTTTAAAGAGGAATTTGTAAATCAGATTGGTAAATATAGCGTTGGTATATTAGAGGATATTAAAGACTTATATATTTATGACTTTGGTATTTTTATCGAAGTATCACCAGACGAAGAGGAGAAGGCTCAGTTAGAACAAAACATTCAAATATCATTATCTCGTGATTCTATTTTACTAGAAGACGCTATTGATATTAGAGAGATGAGAAATCTTAAACTTGCTAATCAACTTCTTAAACTTAAAAGAAAGAAAAGAGAAGAGCAAAAACAAAAAGATGCTCAAGCTGCTCAGCAAATGCAAGGGCAAATGCAACAACAATCTCAACAATTAGCAGCTCAAGTAGCAATGCAGCAAATACAAGCTGAAACTCAAGCTAAGTTACAAGTAAAACAAGCTGAGTCCGCATTTGATATTCAAAAGATGCAAAGCGAAGTACAAGCTAAGTTACAACTTATGGAGGTTGAGTTTAACTATAATATGCAATTAAAAGGTATTGAAGTTCAGACAACTAAAACTAAGGAAGAAATGAAAGAAGAAGCTAAAGACAAGCGTATTAGCCTACAAAATACACAACAATCAAAACTGATAGACCAGCGTAAAAATAACTTACCTCCAGTAGATTTTGAATCTACAAATGATAACTTAGATTCATTTGACCTATCGCAATTCGGACCAAGATAATATGGCAAAGAAACAAGTAAATCTATCAATAGGAAGAGGTGAAAAATCTAAAAGTGGAGGTCTTACTACTAAAGGAGTAGCTAAGTATAATAGAGAAACTGGAAGTAATCTACAAACAGCCGTTACGACAGCTCCTTCTAAATTAAAACCTGGCAGTAAAGATGCGAATCGTAGAAAATCATTCTGCGCTAGAATGTCTGGCATGCAAGGACCTTTAAAGAAACCTAATGGCGAACCAACAAGAAAAAAGCTAGCCCTAGACAAGTGGAATTGCTAATAAAGCATAATAATTAAATAACTAACTTTGCAAAAAATTAAATCAAATGGAAAATTTTACAGTTAAAGAAGTCGGAGCTGTAGAGCAAAAGTCTGTTCAAGAGATTGAACAAACG